CGGTCGAGTTCTACGCCGCAGCGCTGTCCACGGTGAAGGAAGACAAGCTGAAGCCGATCTTGAAGGATGCGCTTGAAGCGGGGATCGAAGTTCTGCCGCCGGATATCAATCTCTCAGAGCGCGATTTTGTGATCGCGAACGATAAGACACTCATAACACCGCTTTCACGCGTCAAGCGCGCTGCTGGACGCGCTCCAGAGGTAATCATGAGCATTCGCGCAGAAGGAAAGATTCTGAGCACTGACGACCTCAAGAAACGTCTTACAGAGAAGAAGCTGGGACGTTGGTGTAACAAGTCGGTCATCGCGAACCTAGACGCCGTTGGTGCGTTCGCACACGTCGAGCCGGGTCAGAAACCGCCGCTCGATGACAGCCGGATCAAAGACCAACTCACTCTGATGCCTGGTCTGGTCACCCGCGTCCTGCGCGTCGATGAAAAGATCCCGCAGGACAAGCACACGAAGGCGCGCATCATCGGTTTGGTGAAGAATTACTCAGAAGCCGACGAACATGCCGTCCACTGCTCACCAGGTATCGGCAAAAGAGCTGCATTTATGGCAGTCGCCGATTGTCCCAATCATTCTGAAGAGAATGAGAAGATGTTCGCCAAAGGTCGATCATTCGATTACTGCCGAGAAGCTTTGGCCGGCGCCGGTCTGTCGGTTCACGATGGCTACTGGACCGGACTGCTGAAGCGGATCAAAGACGACCGCATCATTTCGCCGGATGAAATCAAGACTTACTCTCCCTTCCTTGATCAGGAAGTCGAGCTGCTGAAGCCGCAATTGATCATCACACTTGGCTCAAATGCGATGCGCCATTTCATTCCGGAGTTGAAGGGTGGGATAATGGATCACGTTGGGTCCACCCACTTCCTTCCGAAGCTGGATGCCACCGTTCTGATCGGTTTCAATCCTGGCATGATCTACCATGACCGGGACAAAATGAACGACCTTGAAGAGGTCTTCAAGAAAGCCGCAGAAATTATCGGTGCTTAATTGTAAGTCATTATTGACAATATTTCTTGCGCTGGTATTGTGCAACCTCATTCAAAACGAGTGAACAAAACAGAGGCTAAAACCATGCAACAAACCACCATCCTTGGCTTTCTTGGAACAGAGGAATTCGACGCCATTCCCGGCTCGAACACGTTCCGAATTGGCCATCGCTATGATCAGATTTTGCGGAAAGGCGACGAAGTCGTAATTCGCGATGATGATCTGCACCAGCTTCGCGGCACAGCGGTCGTCTCAGACGTCTGGACCGGGAGCTTGCGTAACATGCTGCAAGAGCACGGCGATGAAAATCACCACCTGACGCGCGAACACTCTGAAGTTCGCCGCGCGGACCTGAAGTGCTTCCTCGAAGACGTCTACCGCGAGCTTGGCTACGACGTGGACGACACGACGCCATTCACCGTCATCTACTTCGAAGAAGCCGAGGAAGACTCTTCTGGCGCCGAAGGTGAGATCGAAACCGAAGAAGAGCCTGCGACATCAGAAGATGACGGCGCCGGCAAGGTGGAAGCGACTCCAACCCCCGCTGCGTCTGAGACTGAGCCGACCACTCAGGAGCCGCAGCCTGGCACCGTGTTCTCTGGCGCTCAGACCAGCGAGACTTCTACCGAAGCAGAGACAGAGGCTGCGGCCTAATGTCAGACACCATCTTAAAGGTTGGACCCTACAAGGTGGATCAATTCGTGTCGGCCGAGCAACTTGCGGCCGACACAAACCTCAACGGCGCAGATTTGAATGACAGCTTCCTGAACCAATCCGGTTTGATGGCGTTCTATTCAACTCTGCTCGCGAAAGCAGGCTACCAGACCGGCGAGTTCAAATTGAAGCGCGATGTCCAAATGGCCATCGTCTCCAAAGAGTTTCGGGAAAATCCACCTTCCGACAAGAAACTCACCGAATCGGCACTGTCTGAATTGGTTTTGACGGATAAGCGCGTTCAAGCGGTGAAAGCCGCCTACCTGCGCGCCGAAGAAGTTGAGGCTGTTATCAAGGGTGCTGTCGAAGCACTCCGCCATCGCAAGGATATGGTCGTCCAACTCGGCGCCGCATCTCGCGAGGAAGCTAAAGGCGCTGTCCGCATGAAAATGACGTCGGACACTTCTGATCGGAGCTCGGCTCTGAAAGCGAAGCTCGCAAAGGCGAAATAGGTTTCCCACGAGACCTGAAAAGTTTCGCACAGTAATGTGCGGATAACGGAACTCCGGTTCCACAACCCCGTCACAAAGTCAGTCATTCATGACTGATAAGTGGCGAGACTGAAAGCAATGCAAGCAGAAAAGGAAAGTAAGCATGGCAGGATTGAGAGACCGCATCGCGGCAAAACGTCAGGCAATCGCTGACAAGAGCGCTGGCTTCGAACGTTCGTTCAAATGGTCAGTTGGGAAAACGTATTTCCGCCTCCTCCCAGGTAAGGCCGAAGCGGAAGAATTCTTCGAAGAAATCGGGGTCCACTGGATCAAGTCCAAAGGCAAAGTTGTCACCTCTGTTGGTGACCGCGAAATTTGCTTCGGCGAACCGTGTCCGATCCGCGAGGGTATCGAAAGCGTCATGGCTCACGCACGTGACATCGGCGACGACGATATGCTCAAGGAAGCAAAAGACATGCTCGCCAAACCGCGCTTCTTCGCGAACGGTATCATCATCAAGGCTCCCGGCGAGTTTGAAAAAGACAAGCCGGAACTGCTCGAATTCTCCGAGCGGACTTGGGACCAAATCCTTTCGCAAATGGAAGACATGATCGAAGAACTGGACGAAGGCGCGGACCTCACCAAAGAAGGTCCATTCGCTCTTGACGGCGGCGTTGTCTTCGTTCTGGAAAAATCGGGTTCGGGTCTGGAGACGCGTTACAACGTCTATACCCACTCGAAGAAAGCGAAAGCTCCCGCAGGTGTGCTCGAAGCAGCAGTCGATCTCGCTGGCTATAAACGCTCGCAGTTCGATGAACGGGGCCGCAAGGCACTCGCTGCTCTTGGTGCCATGATCGGTGAAGACCTGTCAGACTCCGTCGCCGACGCTCTGACAGCACCGGCTCAGACCAAGCAACTCGCCGCGCCAGAATCCACCGACGATGACTTTGTCGACGAAGACGACGTGATTGAAGGCGAAGTCGCCGAAGAGACTCCCGCAGAGGAAGAACTCTCCGACGATGACATTCTGGCGGACCTCGACGACCTGTAAGGGTACGTCAACCGTCCAAACCGAGGCCGCGTCGTTCGCATCCGGCGCGGCCTCATTTGCGAGGTTACTATGGAACAGACCAAAAAGACAATCTTGGATGGCAACTCGATCGGTTTCCTGGCGCAACAATGCGGAGCGAAGCTGAAAGCCGGCGAAATCGAAACAACTGCGGTGTTTGGCTTCGTTCAAATCGTCCGCGATATCGTCAGCAAATCACGAGGCTCCGGAATTCTCGTCCTCTGGGATGGCTATTCTTGGCGCAAACAGGAGTCGACTGAGTACAAAGCCAACCGTGGCGTCACGAAAGAAAATCAGGCAATGCGTAAAGCGTACAAGTCGCAAGGCAAGTACATCCGCAAATGTCTGACCGCTCTCGGCATCACACAAGCTGTGGCCGGAAATCTGGAAGCGGATGACATGGCCGCGATCCTGAGTGAACGATACGTCAAAAACGGTTGCACCGTTCAGCTCTACACCCGAGACCGCGACTGGTTGCAGATGGTTCAACCCGGCGTCGTGTGGAAGGATCACCAAGATCACAACCGCATCTCTCATAAGAAGTTCATGGAAGAAACTGGGTATCCCGATCGCTTCCAGTTCGCAGAAGCGAAAGCTCTGACCGGAGATGCCTCTGACAACATCAAGGGTGTCGGCCAGATCGGTGAAGTGAAGGCAAAACTCATCCTCGAAATCTGGGGCAGCGTTCCAAAATTCCTCGAAGACGACAATCCTGCCGAGACTTGGAAGCAGACCCAATCCGGCAAGTTTCCGAAAGCCATGAACGACTTTCACTCAATGTCAGAACGCATTGAGAAGTGGGAAGAAAACCTGCGAATGATGCAACTGGTCTGGCCGGAACAACTTCCGACGCCGGAGAACCTTCGCGTCGTCAAAGGTGACTTCAACCGTCAAGCTTTCGAAGCAATCTGCAAAGAGCTGGCGTTCCATTCTTTCCTTAAAGACATGGACCGCTTCATCCACCCATTCACCCCTATCACTGGAGACTAATATGGCATCTCTTGCAGACGCTCTCGCGAAGAAGAGTATCACAAACGCCGAAAACCTGGCGCCTTCAATTTGGCTCGACACCGGCTACCCTGTCCTGAACAAGCGCGTGTCAGGCGACTATCAGAAAGGGTTCCCGCTCGGCCGCATTGTCGAGATTTTCGGACCTCCATCGGCTGGTAAGACCGCGATCGCCACCAAAGCGATGATCTCCGCACAAGCTGCCGGCGGACTGGCGATCTTCATGGATCACGAACGAAGCTTCGACAGTCGCCTTGCTGAAAAGCTCGGCCTCGATCTCGATCCAAACCGGTTTGTCTATCTGGCGCCGGAGACGTTCGAGCAAAGCATGGATCAAGTTGTCGAGATTGGCGAAACTGTTCGCTCCGGTGACTTTGGTATCGATGCGGACGCGCCGATCTGCGTCGTCTTCGACTCGCTCGCCTCAATGGTCCCGAAGTCGAAGTGGGACAAAGCTGCTGCCGAATACAATATGAACGACAACACAGCGCTCGCTCGTGCGACGTCAGCCGCCTTCCCTGCTTTCGCGCAACGTTGCGAGAAATGGAACATGTTGGCGATTTTCCTGAACCAAGCGCGCACCAAGATCGGTGTCATGTTCGGGGATCCAACCACGACGCCAGGCGGAAGCTCGCCTGAGTTCTATTCGTCGATCCGCTTGAAACTTGGCGGCGGTAAGTTGAAAGAGAATGGCGGCAAGACGGTCGGTTGCGAAACGGTGAAAAACAAGGTTCACCGACCGTTCCTGAAATGCTCTTGGGACTTCGTGTTCCAAGATGATGGGTCAGGCAAGTTCGACGTTGTTGGCGGCGTCATCGAAGAGCTGAAAGAACTCGGCGCACTCGAGACTGCTGGCGCGTACATCATCTGGACCGATGGTAAGAAGTACCACAAAGCGCCGCTGGTGAAGAAGATCGAAGACGAAGGACTTCAAGCGGAACTGTTCGCCTTGCTGCCTGGCTG